TCGCTCATCCCTGAGATGGACAAGACTCTTCGCATCGTCGCAGGCCTAGACCCAGGCTTTCTCTGCGGCTGGATAACGAAGAAAGTCGAAGTACTTGATCAGAAGAAGCGGCCGTGCATCCGTAACCTTGATGATACGCTCTCGTGGTACGGAGGGCGTGAACGCAACGTCGTCGTCGAACCGCTGTGTGTAGTCCTAGCATTTCATATGCTAGTTTCAGACTCCATGGAGTTCGCGATGAGCAACTGGCGCCACACCACTAACAGGGTGGGCGCAGGAAAGATTGACCTCCCTGAAATACTACGAACCATCAGGAGGCCTGGCTACAGCTACGTGAGCATCGACATCAGTGGTATGGAGATGAACCTTCACAAGCATTGGTACCTCATGCCGGCCATCCTCAGGGCAGCTCAATCGGGTCGCAGCGTCGACTACTGGCTCAATTTCTACGAGCGGTATGTGACGACGCTCCCCGTCATGTGCCCTTGCGGCAACGTGCATGAACTGGACGGCGGCAATCGTTCCGGCTTCCCGGATACAATCGGAAGCAACGGAGAAATAACGAAAGCCTTGCTAACCATGCTCACGTACGCCGTGGCACACGGTATCTCCCCCGACTCTGACGTTCTCATAGACGTCGCCACTTGGAAGAAGTGGGTCAATGGTTTAGCCCTTGCAGTCGTTGGCGATGATGCCATTCTCGGCCTCCCCAGCAAACACTCAGGACTCCTAGTCCGCATCGGTGAGTTGAGCGAAAGCTTCTCTACCCTGTCGGTCAAAGTTGAGACAACTCCTGGGCCGGTCCATGAGCAAGTGTTCCTTTCGTGCACCTACGACTGGCAGATCAATCGAACTGTCACCGTTAGGCCGCTTAAGATCCTTGCCGGGCTATTGTTCGCTGAGGGGGAGAAAGAAGTCCTAATGCAGGCAGCAGCGTCAGTGTACTTGGACGTAGCAGATGTTCCGCGTTACGAGAACTTCGTCCGCAACCTCATTGTCCGCCTCGTGGCGGCCGGCTGGCCAGCGCCGCCGTTTCCGCCCACGAAGTACTTCAGTGACGTTGTGAATACGCCGGTAACCCCCCTGATTCCCCAGTCGGCCAGAGCTCGGCCAGCAGCGGTGCTTAAATCCATTGAGGAGCCGCATAAGAAACAGACCACAAACACCATGTCACCTGGGAAACATTCAGCGGCCAAAATGGCGTCGTACGCCAAGGGAAAGCCGAAGGCAAGGAAGCGCACCATTGCAAAGCGCCATCAACCAGCCCGTCGCGCGCCTCAGGCGCAGCGGCGGAAGGCGCCCCCGCGTCGTCCCAGAAACCGCTCGCCACTGCAGCTCGCTCCCAATGTCAGGAGCAGCGGTGGCGGGTTGTCAGTGCCGCTCGGCGCTGATGGGAAGTTCCTCAGCTCAGCTGCCATGCCGCAGGCCTACATACAGGACTCGCCTATGCAGCGGATGCCAGGCTTCAAAGGGGCACACAAGAAGGCCACAGTCCTCAAGTTCTGTGTGCCTTTCGCTCGGTACGGCAACAGCGGCTCAGCCACTGGTGTCATGCCTGGCAACGCGCCCGGCAGCGGCGCCCTAGCCATGGTTGGCACCACGACAGCTTCGTTCACACAGGGCTTTGTCGTTGGCGCGCCCGGGCTTGTTGGCAATGCTGACACGTCGTACACAGCGATCACGGGACTCACGGAAATGGGTTCCCTCTCGGCCGCTATGAACGATATCTCTGAGCTTTACCAGCGCTACCGCTACAAGAGGCTCAAGTTTCATTTCATCCCCAGCACGGCGACCACCTCATCGGCTCGCAGTTACTGGGCCGCGTGGATAAGTGACCCGGCAGCCATCATTCAATGCGCGGCTGGCACTTCCACCGGCACTGCCAGCTTCTCGTACTCCAACGTCTACAACCTGCCTAGCGTCAAGCTCTTCCCCGCCTGGCAGGCCACCAGCATCATTGCTGATACGGACGGTGAGTGGAAGTACAATCAGCAGCAGTGGGCAAGCAGCTCGCCCCAGACAAGCACGCTCGTCAGCTCCGTCAATTACTGGCGTCAGCAGTACAGCGGTGTGCTCGCCATGTTCTGCGACTATTCCAACGCCAGCACCGCGCCCATTCTCGATGGCATGGTCTGGGCTGAGGGTGTTGTTGAGCTGGTTGACGCCGGCGCCGACTTCTACACCTCGGCTGCCCCCACGCTGCACCGAGCTTGCGACATCGATGAGCATCCTGACTTCCTGCGGCGTCTTCAGTCGGACCTTGAGGGTCTTGGCCTTGACGTCATTGAGGTGGCTCAGGAGGCCCTCAAGGCCAACGGCGGTGACAGTCGGGCTGCCATCACTGACCTCCTCGACGTCGTCCGCGCTCTCACGGGCCAACGGCGCAGTCTTGGCGCAGCCCTTGATGCTCAACGCCTGTTTGACCCGCTGATGAATGCGCAGTGGAACCCCAGCGAAGTCCCATCCAACGCGGGCAACCGCTACCTGCGGACGTCTGACGTGCAGCAGCAATCACAGGTGCCCAAAGCGTACATGGCTCGGAATTTCTCATGGGCCTGCAAACCCACCGCCACTGGCGAGGAGATCTACGACCCAGACACAGGCGCCACGTCTTACCGGCGTGTGGCGCTCAAGACTGCCCGGCCTGACACTAACCCTCAGCTGGTTGAGTACTCTGACCCGATCCAACCCGGAGTTGGTTTCCGCAATCGGCACTTGGCCTTCGGCAGGCCCGGCACCGACTACGCCAGCCAAGCTGTGGGCGAAGAGAACAAACACCTGACGGCGGCCACCACTAGGCGTTCTGGGGTCATTGAGGCTGTTGGGCGCCACTGCAAAGTGGCTCCTGGCCTCACCACCTCCATTCTCACATCGAAATTTGATGATGACGCTGTGGACATCAATGTGCCCACCAGCTGGCCGAGCTCCGGCTATGGGGCCGGGCCTCCAGTGACAAGGCAGGACGTCGCAATCACCTCGCCAGGGTGGTTTTCGAAGTTCTTGCGCAAACCTGACGACGAAGATCGCAAGGCAACAGCACCCGCTGAAGCCGAAGTGGTCTCTGTCAGTGACTCGCATGATGCGTATGCGGGCGGCGACGGCGTTTTTCTGGACGACACCACGACGCGCGCTCCTGCGAGCACACCCACCACGCAACCTGTGGTGAAGCCTCAAACTGAAAAACCCGCGAAAGCGGGGGCTTCATCGGGAAGGAGCAAGGGTGCGGAATAGCTGAGAACAGCCGTTCACCCTAAACTCCGGTTGAGTAGTCCCACAACATTGACGAACAACCCCCCCCCCC